GCTATTCTCCACGGCAAGCGGAGGGGGATGGGAGTTCGCCACGCTCTCTTTCCCGTGCTGGCATTGGGCGCCTCACTTGGGGGCTGCCAGCTTCCCGACGCTATTCTCCACGGCAAGCGGAGTCTCCGGCCTCGTAGCAGGGCCGTCCAACGTCTTGCGGCGCTGGATTATTGAGTGAGGCTTTTCAGCTCGCTTGGACTGGTGGTTGCGCCACCGGTGTGCGAACCAGGTTAAGACACGTCTGCGACTGTCTGTCCGCGTCTTCACCACTTAGCTCCAGGTCAGCCGCCGCTTTTGGCGGCGCGTTAGCCCGGTGCCACGGGTCTCGCCTCTTGACTCTCAGGTTGCCTTTACTTTCACAGGCCAGCGGTGGCGTTTTTACCATCGCCGGCGTTCCGGAAGGTTTTCACGGGTCCTGCCGCGAGAGTTCTTGCTTAGGATCTAGAGACAACTTCTGCACTGGAGTACCAATACCTGAGCTCGCTAGCATAGGAGCATTCATTGGTTGGTAAGGACAAACATTCTCAATTACGGGAACATTTGTATAACCAAACAACGAAGCTATTTTGCTAATAGCTCCGGCACCGATCTCTGTCGCTCTTGCAAAGCGCCCTATTACGGGAACTTTGGTCAGAGCGCCTGCTGCAGCTGCGATAGCTGAAGCAGGAAGAGAAACGGGACCATCTCCATACTCATCACCTTGCAGTGACAATTTAGAGGTGGAACCCATCAACTCCACATCTGTCATCCACGCATAAGTCCGGACAGTAACTGTGGTAGAACCACCAGAAACCGCCACGGCCAAAGGTGCAAAGATGACATGATTGATTGTACCCATCTTCTGGACCTCCGCCAGACTCGTAATATCAAGCCAGTTTTTATGCAAAAAGAATCTGCATACCATCTCACCACCAGCGTTAGCCTGTGGATGGATGAAAAAACCTGGTTGTTGAGAATACAAGTTCAACAGAGGTACACTCGAAGTTGGGTTGGTGCGCACTTTATCTGCAACAAACCCCAAAAGAGGGGAATAGCAGGTACGCAAAGCGCCATACTGAAATGGCGTACCATTGACAATCACCTTCAAATGCAAGTTACCTCGCAAGAAGGCATAATTGTCAATCTTCTTCTTAATAGCCGTGCTATTCAAGAAGAGTGACCAGGGTGTAAACGTAGTTTTCACCCCAGACACATCAGAAGTCGACCAAGCAGTGGTATCAATCAATGTTGGGCGCGCCAGAAAATTACCAAGCGATAAATCGTCAGTATTATCAACACGCGCAACAGGATTGCCCGACGTCGGGAGCTCAAGAAATACACCACCCTCATTATCAATGAAGGTGACTGTCTGAGAGTCCTGAATTTGGGAACCAACTGCTGAATCAACAGGAACATCACCCTCAATCTCTTCAGACTGAAGGTGGAAAGGATACAAACTACTCTCTATCCGAAGTGTATCTGCTTCGGAAAGAGGGGGAGTATTTCTGGTAACTCCCCCAACACTTGTTTTCAATTTCTGTTGTTCTTTCTGTGACTAATATACAAATACGCATGAACAGCCAAATACACACGTACGTTCTAGCATGATTGCCCCCAGAACTGATCCTTCAGTTCCTGCCAGGTGGGGAAAGTGGAGTCCGTCACATAGTGACAGTAGGGCTCCTGCGAAGCTAGAGACATGAGGAACTTCCTCTCGTACTCAAACTTCTCCCGTCCGTACCAAAAGTACTCGCGGGCGGCTGATTGCATCACTGCAACCATTTGTGCGTGTTGGTCAATTGTCTTAGACGGCAGCCAACACATAAGGGATTTCCGAATGGAATCCTCCTCGAGAGGACAGAGATACGCTCCCACATCCATGTCAAATCGCCACTTTCGCTTAAGAAAGCTGACATCATCGATATGAATGTATGGAACCGACTCCGACTCCTTGTCTGCCATCGTATAAGTCACACCAATAGTCTCCAACTCCCGCTGAATAGCGGTATGGTTAAAGAATGGTGTTGACTTACTGACTCCCATGACGTTGTCATCGCCATAGGTCATCAAAGCGACACTCTGCTTAAAAGTGTTCGCACGACCACCCAATTTCACATACGCATAGCGCATGTATAGACTGTTCACCAACGAATTGATGATCACAGTCAATGGGTGACCGGATGGGTTCGTGCCATAGAACATAATGAGTTCCCCGCGGACATTCATCAGCGGGAAAGCAACATCATGCCCAATCCCCATAATGACACGAGCATACTCATCAGAGTGGCCCGCAGCACGATGAAGTTCGGCAATAATCCAGAAAGCGGCCAGGATAAAGTCAGCAATCATATGCTTGTCAAATCCCTTGTAGTCCCCGGCAACAATTTGGTCACAACCAAATTGCGTCAGGTACTCACGCATCTGCTGCCACTCTAAAGACTGGCAAACAGTTCCTGGACCAGCTTCAAATGTCATTTTGTTCTCCTGAACAAGCTTGACAAATGAAAGAAGGCGCTTACGCACCTCAAGGCTCCAGTCCACAGGACCACCAGCAAAGAAACGAGTTTTCTTCGCTTCCTGCTTGGCCTTTGTGACTGCCTCGTCCTTGTTGTGACCCATAAACACAGGGTACGCACGGCGCCCTTGCTTATAGGTCTCGTCAATGGAACGAACACGAGCCCAAACATCCTCATCAAAAGTAACACCTTCCGGGTACTTAGATGAGACTGCTGGTTGCAAAAATTGCTTCTTCGTCTTGTTCCATGGAAATCCCATAGAGGAATTCACATTGATACGGTCAATGTACTTCACTCCAGGGAGTCCATTGACAGCTGCTTGATCTGAAAGTTCAAGCAACTGCCCTTGCCAACCATCAGGAAGACCTTGCAAAAGGTCCTGCAGGTAACTGGCTTTACATTCATCAAGAGCACTACGGTCATAGTTCACCACAGGGCGAACCATCTCAATAATGTTCTTGCGAATTGGTTCCCAACCAGCCATCACGGGCTTACCGTAATTGGATGGTACACCATAGTGCTGCTCAAAGTCAATACACAATGGTGTAGGACCCACTTTTGAGGTGGGCATGGGAAGAAACCCGGGAATGCGCCCAAATTGTTCACACGAACCTGTCTCCAGGTATCGCATAACACTCTTGGGGTGAGGAGCCAAAAGAGGCACCTCCGTGCCCTGAAGTGAGAGAACTGGAGCACCCTCGCCGCTAACTACTGAGAATTCAGGAGCTAGACTAGCAGAGAGTACTTCAAGATCACGCTTCAAGACTCGCATGATAGCAGCCTGTCTACCATACCCAGCCACGTGGAACCCTACAAAAGTAGGCCCACGAGGGGTATTAGCAATATAGACAGTGCCACAGTCACCGCGCTTGGTTTCCTCAGAAGAGGTCCCCGAGAAAATCGGTTTATCACCAACAAGCCCACTAATAGGAGCATGAAGGAAGTTCACAGCGTGAACATCCAACAAGGTGACTTCACCAGTCTTCTCACGACGCATCCCAATCATAGAAGTGACTGGGATCTCCTCATCACACCAAAAACGATCCAAAGACCGCTGCGGTGCAATACTGAGCACGCGGACCATTGCTAGGTCCAACGTTTCGTCAATTGCAAAATCGGAGCGTGCCACTGAGAACTTAATCTCAGGGCGAACACCGTCCTGCAAGAGACCACACAAAATAGTGATCTCAAATGATGTACAATCCTTCAAAGTGTGAAGGTTGAGCACCAAAAACTGCCCCTTATAAAAGAATCCCTTCGTGGATCCCTTGTAAGAGGACGAGGTTGATTGGATCATCACACTAGCTACATTGCGACCAAAAAGTTCGCGCAGCTGTGGTGGAGTTTTCCCAACTAAACTCCCAGAGGCTATTGGTAACTGGAACTGCTGAAGTTCAACAGTGTCACGATACCAAACATTGCTCTCGGGGACTTTAGTAAAATCATCCTCGGTTGTCTCAAGAATGTTACCTTGAGGTTCGTGCATCTCCTTCTTAGGAGCTCCACGCAACGTATAATACGTAGCGAAGGAAACCCCCAGGATGGAGAGGAAAACAAGTGTCACCTTGACCTTGTTGTTCTGCACAACAACTGATGCATCACCCACAAGGCGAGCAAAAGTCGTTCCCTCAAAGTAGTTCCCGACAAAGCGCCAAAAATAGCGCTGAGTCAGTGACCACCGCGCACACATAACACACCACGCATGGAACCACTGGAAAGTGATTGCGTACGTGAGGATACGAACATATGTGCGGAAAAGACACTGATTGAAACACTCACGCACCGCGCTATAAACTTCCTGCGCATCAACCTGGAGTTGACACTCACAGTCTTGCTTATAAGCACAGCACATAGGGCAAAGCTCAACATCCCGAATGGAAGTGTCGCACGCTTCGCCCTTGTCTTGATTGACAAAGTGTTCCTTGGAGGCCTCACCGAAGTGACGGATGAACGCTCGGATATCCGAGAACTCCTTCACCACTTCAAGAGTGGCCATTTCGCGGCCACCAACCTCAAGGTGCGGTACAATCCGTTTGACGGTGATATCCCAAAAATCTGGGAAACCACCAACAACTGGAGGTAGCGCCGTGGGTTGGATGAAAACACCGTTAGGTTGGAGGTATTGAGCCTTAGGCTTAACCTCTAAAACATACGGCAGTCTGCGCCGCACAGCAAGGGGACAATGGAAATACTCCGAGGCATTCAAGTGCTCACAATTGGTAGTTGCGAGAACAAGCTTTGCCAAAACCGGAGTCTTGCCCTTATCCTCAAGTGCTGCTTGAGGGGGGTTGTAGGGAACATTGTTCACTACATTCAGTAACTCTTTCAACGTGGGATCCACATCAGAAGAAGCTCCTGGTTTGAGGAAAGCGATATCATCAAGTTGAATCGCCCACATACTGGAATCAAAATTGTTCCAGTACTCCTCAGCCGGACAACGGGTGTAAAGGTAATGATCATCACGATCAAGACCATGAATACTCCCAAAGGCATGGTACAAAGTCTTCATAAAAGAAGATTTGGCCACACCAGAGTGTCCATACACCAAAACTCCAAAAGGAGCTTGGCGTGACTTCAAAGATGAGCGTTTGCACACCTCCGAATTCTTGAGAAACATAAGCTGACCAAGCTTACGGACAATGGGATTGGTGCGTTCAGCACCAATCGCCTTTGCCGCCTTGGCAAACATCTGTCCAAGCTCAATGGCAGCGTTCAAATCAGATAAAAATCTGAAATACGTCGTACCATGAGGCTCAAGATTTGAAGTGAAAGGTCCCAAAGAAATGAGACGATCCGCCTCGATCAACCAATTCTCACACTCGCGTCCTTCGCGAATGAAGACATCGATCGAACCTGTCTTTCTGTAAGAAACGAATCTCTCGCAGATAAACAGTGCCGTATCAACGGCATGAGACCAAAGACCCATTCTGGTGTCAAATTTACCAGAGCGAGACTTCTTCTCAAGGAAAATCATTTCATCCTCCGTAGGCTCATAACCAGCTTTCTGAAGCAGGCCTTGAACCAAAAGGAAGGTATACATCTTCCGCACCTTCTTGACAAGTTCACAGGACTCAACATCCTTGATCGTGTCAAAACCAGATCGCATAGCGAAGAGAACTTCTTCCAAACCTTGTGTTTCAGGCTTAGGAAAAAGAAACTCCATCATACGAGCTGACGGTGATTTGCCCGTGAAGCACATATATGCCGTGCGGGCAAGCTGATAGTAGTCACCAAAATTGGTGCACTTTTGACCCCAATAATACAGGATCAGGAGTCCATCAATGACTCCCTGAACGCCAGGTTCGTAACCTGGCAACAACTGGAAACCGCCAATTGACGTGTAATACTTCTGCACGTGAGCCAGCAAGACTCGCATTGCTTCAGTAGCACGATCATCAGCGGTTTCGGCTTGAAGTTCATCCATATCCCTACGCACAATGCGCAGAATCTCCTCAGGGGACTTACCAGCAAAAAGCTGGATATCCTCAAGAGGTAATGGAAGATCCAAAAACTCCAAGTCTGTGTAATGTTGTCGAATAATCAGCATCTCCTGCTGAACACTCAACGACTCTGTCGCAAACAAAGGATTTGTTTGCACATCGGTTGAACCGCCACGAAGGCGTTCAGTAACAACGACTGTAGACCCCGACTGAAGTCCAGAGTCCTGTACTGTCATATCAAAACGGAGAGGTTTACCTCCGTATGTGAGGAAGATATCCCCAGCACCAATACGCTCTCGCACTGAACAGAACAATGGTTGCAAACTACCCTCTTGAAAGAGGACATGAGTCGCAACAATTGATCCGTGCCAGCGCACGAATACGACGACAGGAGATAACTCCTGTGCCTGTGTCTGCTCCAAAGCCTGAACCAGGGTTGGAGAGCTGGATGGTACCATCGCACCATCACAAATGTGGGCGGCACCACTCAAAAGAGTGGTACCGACAAAGTCGGCATAAACAGCAATCTTGCGCTTTCTCGAAAAGAATCTTTTGAAAGAGTCCATGTTGTGTTGTATCTGTAGCTTTGTGTGTACTTATGGAATACGAACCTTAGAATGTTATAGACTTCTATTTGTCTCGGGTCTGCCTTTTACATACCCATTGCTAAATCAAACTACTCACAGAGGAGCATTTGATCTACAAAGAAAAACTGACGCTTCCTACATAGCGGAAGTGAAGAGTGCTTTCAATTAACTGGTCATTACTCCAGCTAACACTCATCGGCATCTTTCGATATAAATCATGTGCTCCAGTGAATACCATTACTCTGGTTTCA